TCCTGCATGCGGCTTTGCATAAACGCTTGGGCATCTTCGCCCAGCGGACCGTAGGGATTGCCTTCCGTCTTGTACTTGCCCGCGCTGATCAGCGTGGTCTTGATGCCTTCAGCATCCAGGGCGGCGGACCAATCTTCATGGGCCTGCCACACACCGATGCTGCCCACTTCGCCGCCGGGGGTCACATACAGCTCAGAGGCTGACACGCCGACCCAGTAAGCAGCGCTGGCCGCAAGACTGTTGGCGATAGCCACCACGGGCTTGGACTGACGGGCCGCAAGCACTTCCGCAGACAGCTCGCCCACGCCGTAGACACTGCCGCCGGGGCTATCGATCTCAATCAGGATCTGGCTGACCGTCTCATCGGTGATGGCTTGACGCAAGGCAGCGGTAAAGGACTGGACGCTGGTGCCACCGCCGCAGAGCTCCATCATTCCAGCACGCTGCATGATCGGTCCGACCAAGGGGATGACGGCAATCGAGCCGTTGGCTGTGCGGGCATAGCGGGTCTGATCGCTGGCAGCTTTGATGGGCTTCACACTGTCGTAATCGCCTTCACCCTCATGACTGCTTTGGCTGCCAACGGATTTGGCCGCCAAGGTCATGGCAGCGGCGGCCAAGAATTCGCGCTGCATGGCCCATGGGGTAGCTAAGGCTTGGGCGATAAAGCGGGCGTGTTTCATAAGGCGGTCCCCGTCAGAGCGAGTTGAGTGAGCCGACGCAGAGCGTGGGTATAGATGTCTTCGCGGAAATGACTTTGGCGGATGGGATCTGCGCGACGCGCTTTGACGTAAGCATCAGCGGCCGGCTGATCAATGGCCATGGCAGCAGCGACAAAGTTGGCATGGCGTTCAAGGGCCGCCACCAGGGCGTCGTAATCCCTAGGCTGGGCCGACCAGATCGGCTCCAAGACCGCGACTTCTTTGCGGGCGACACGCTCAGCTGTCGCGGTGGCCAGGGCAATCAGCCGGGCGTCTGTGTCAGGGTCGATGGGTTCTTGGCCGGGTGGCACCACGTCATCGGCACCGGCGTCACCTTCGGCAATTTCCTCAGGTGATTCACCGGCCTCGACCATGTTCAAGGGCTGCAAGGGCTCATCCAGCCCAGGCAGCGGATCAAGGCCTTCTTCGCTTCGGACTTCATTGCGAGTGAGCCAGCCGCCATTGATGCCACCGGCGTAGTACGCCGTGCGGCCAGCGCTGTCACCGCGCATGAGGTGGCGCAAGTCAAACTCGACTTCAAGGCCCATGCCATCGTCACCGATCAAGTCGGTCTCGATGCTGGACTCAAGTCGCTCGCACCAGGGGCTGAGGGTGTCGGTTGCGTACTCAAGCGACTGCTGCTCGATGTTGGAGTACGTCGCAGCCGACATGTCAGCAATCTTGTGTGGCGGCACCCGAAACATTCGCGCGATCTCAGTGACCGACATCGCGCGCGACTCGATGAACTGGGAGTCTTTGTTGTTGATGCCCACTTCGTGGTACTTCATCCCCTGTTCCAGGACCGCGACCTTGCCGGCGTTGCGCTTGCCTTGCTGTTCTTGCCACGCATCGCGGAAAGTTTTCTTCGCGGTCAGGTCGGCAAACTTGCCCGGAAACTCAATCCAACCGCCGGATGGTTTGGCATCGTTGGCAAAAAAGCGGGATGCATAGTCCTGCGCCGACATCGCGACGCCCAACATGGACGCCTGCATTTCGATGGGGTTGAGGCCAAAGTACTGATCCATGCCGAGCGCACGGATGTGCCAGATCTCATCGCGGCGAAACACCAGCTGGCTGCCATCACGCTGCGCAATGCGGTAGCGGTATGAGTCGCCGACCAGCTCGATCTGGACGCGGTCGGGGTGGATAGGTATCAGCTCGACGATCTCGCCCAGCGGGTTGGCGATGATCTGGCAGTAAGCATTGCCGCGCAGCAGCAGGTGAGCCAGCAGAGTCTCACGCCACACAAAGGGGGTTTGCCAGCGATTAGGCCGCAAGGCGAAGAGTCGATACAGCCAATGGTCGGTCACCTTGGTCTTTCCGCCGCCCACCTTGGGGCGGTAGAGACGGAAAGGCAGCTGGGCGATGTCTTCGCTGACATTGCGCACGCAAGCATAGACAGCGGTCAGGCGCAGGGCGCTATCGCCGCTGACCCGGGCACCGCTGAGGGTGCCAGCGCCCAAAGACTGAAACCAAAAGTCGCCCCAGGGCGAGCGATCAGACATGGCATCAGCCCGGGCAGCGCCGGAGCGGAAAAGGCTCAAGAACATCAACGCCCTCTCTTGCTTGTCAGCATGGACAAGACGATGCTGATGACGGTGACTACGATCACCACAACGCCCAAGCTGATCAGCGCCGGGCCGAGTCCGTAGGTCAACCACATACCGGCAGTGATGGACAAGACGCCGATGAGCATCGACATGTCAAAAGTGATGATGGGGTCCATCAATCATCCCCGAGGGTAAGTAGCTCATAGTCCGACCCGATGACAACATCGGATGCTGAGGCATTGATCATGGCGCGGCCCAAGGCAAGGAGCATGGCCACAGGGCCATCGATCTTGTTCTCGGCCCGCTCTTTGATGGGGTGCTTCAAACCGCTGAATTTGGAGGTCTGGACTACGACGTTGGACATCATCCAAGTCATGACCGGGTTGCCGTCGTGGCGCAGGGTACGTTCAAGGACAGCGTTTTCGGTGTGGAGCAGCGGCTGGGTAAAAGCCATTGGGGCTTGGCGGATCTCGACCAAGGGCAAGCCCTCTTCGACCAGCTTGGTCGCAAAGTAGCGCGACAGCGCGGGGTCATAAGGGATCTCTTTGACATCAAAGTCCCGGCAGTACTGCCGGAGGTCATCGGCCACAACATCAAAGTCGGTGACGTTGCCGTCTGTCTGGATCACGTGGCCAGCGCGGGCCCAACCTTGCAAGTGGGCGTTGCCCGACTCTTCGATGGCGGCCTCGTTCAAGTACAGGCGCGGGATGATGTGAAATTCAGCGCCCCGGCGGAAGACCAAGACAAGGGCGGCGAAGTCGCGCTTCTCGGCTAGGTCCATGCCGATCCAACACGGTTCGCCGAGATAGTCCATCAAGTCGAGCTTGGCCGAGCACTTGTCCCAACCCTGCATGTCCATCCAGGCGCTGGCCGAGCTGACCCAGACATTCAAGCGCTTGGTCAAAAAGTTGGCCTGCGAACTGGGCTGCGCGAGGGCCTTGCGGCAGGCAGCTTCCATGTCGTCAAGCTTGACCGAGATCCCAAGATTCGGGTTGGACTTGCGCCAGACAGCGGGGTCATGCCAAAGGTCGCCTTCATCCAGCGTGTAGATGCACCCAAACCACGTCGAGTCTTCGACCACACCCTCAAGCACCTTGATGGTGTAGTCGCGCTGTTCGTAGCAGACCCCTGCCCGGTCGGTGCCGGCCGTGGTGATCATGCTGATCAGCGGCTGGCTGCGGGCACCAGTTGCGGAGTCGAGCACGTCGTAAACGGCGCGGGTCTTGTGCGCGTGCAGCTCATCGACGATGGCCCCGTGGATGTTCAAGGCGTCGAGGGTCGAGCCCTCGGCATTGAGCGGCTTAAAGCTGCTGGCCGAACTGGCGATGGTGATGTCGTGCTTGCCGCACTCGACACCAAAGCGGGCAAGGAACTCGGGCTCGCGCAAGGCCATGTTCCGGGCGACGTCGAACACTTCACGGGCCTGCTCCCCCGTAGTGGCCGCGCAGTAGATGTGCGCGCCCGGTTCGTTGTCGGCAGACAGCATGTAGAGCGCACGGCCAGCGGCGCGGGTGGACTTGGCGTTCTTACGGGCGACCTCTTCATAAGACCGACGGAATCGGCGTAAGCCCGTGTCGCGGTGGATCCAGCCGAAGAGCTGAAACTCACCGAAGAGCTGCCAGTCTTCCAGGGCCAGCTTGGCGTAGCTGAGCTTGCCGTCCAGGTAGACCGGCCGCGCCCACTCGCCTTTAATGTGGGGCAGAAGCTCGATGAAGCGGCAGATGCGTGCCCCGAGTTTGTGGTCAAGCACAAAGGGGAAATCGTCGGCACCTTGCCGGGCAAGATCAGCCAGGAAGCGCTGGCAGGCCAACCGCTCATACCGGCCAGCGACTTCCACGCCTTCGGCCACGCGCTTGGCGTAGGCGTGGACGCGGTCAAAGTAGATGGCAGTGGTCATGGCGGTGAGGGTCAGAAATCGGAGAAGCCTTGCGGGACATCAGGGGCTGGCGGCTTCGGGCCGGTGGCGTTGGCATCAAAGAGTTGCAGCTGAGCACGGATGGCAGTGGTGACTTTGGCGCGGGCATCGGGGCGCAAGCCAAAGGATTCAAGTTGGCGGTGCAACTTGGCTTGCTCTTTGTTGAGGATCTGATACAGGGCGGACTGGATGCGTAGGCCGTTGGGCGTGACATCCATCAAGGCA